AAGTTTCTTTGTTCCTCTTTGCGTAGCCATAGCTCCTGCCTATTCTTGGCTTCCTGTTTGAGCCTTGCTTGTGTTTGCTCCTCTTCAATCTTTTCTCTCATGCTGAAAACTTCTGAGTACAGAGCACCCATCTCTGCTGGGGCTTGAAAAACCATGCACTCTCGTATCTGTACAACCAAGTTGTCCATCTCTTGCTGGGCCATCACTCGCTTGAGTGCTGACTCCATCAGGTTTTGGTCAGGGTCGTAGACTGATTTGCTTTTCTCTTCCTCTTCCCTGATGTGTGCTGCTAACTGTTCTTGGAGTCTGAAGAATTCTGTGAGGTTTTTGACAATGTCAACTTTGACTTGAGTCTCTGAGACAGAGACGTAATCAGATTTCTTAGACTTGCCATTTGACTTTGCAACCTGGGCTTTAGGCTTGCTACCAAAGAACCCAAGTAGCTGATTCCAGAAGCCATGCGCCTCTTTGCCAATGGCAACAACCTCATCAGCAGTTCTTTTGATCTCAACGAAAGACTCTTTAGCCTGCTTGTAAAGCTCACACCCAGCTTGGATCTGTTTGACCAAGCCAGCTGCCAGGAGGCAAATGCTGATCGGATCCACATCACAGCTTTAGCACCAACGTGAGCAACATGCCAATGATTGCAGCGCAGCTGCCGATCAAGATCTGCTCAATGCGTTTGAGTCGAGCGTTGATAGAGTCGTAACGCAACTCACACACAGCTTCGTGCGTATCAAGTCTTCCTTCAAGTGGTGTCATCATGGTGCCTCTGGCCAAGTAATAGTCCAAGGGAAACCTGTCTGAGATGGCACATCCCGCAGGGCTTGGCAGTAATCTTTCCACGCCTGTGATGGTGTCATATCACTGCGAAACCGCCAATCAGTCTCTGATAGCTTGGTATCCCTAGAAGCCCGAACAGACTTGGCTTGCTCTGCATCTTTAGCGGCTTTGTAAGCATCTTCATTCTGAGCAGCAGTAGTTACATTGCCTTCAGCATCTTCAGTTTGAAAGAACGATGGGCCTAGATTCCACTTTGTGTACCACTTGCCGCCAATCTCCTCAATACCGCCGTAGACTGAGTATTGGTAGACAGTGCCGCCTGTGGCTTGTGCGCCTTCAAAGACAACGTCTGCACCCAAGGCTTCTAGCACCTCAGTTGTTGTTGTTCCCCATGTAGGGCCACCATTGGCTTTTGTGTATGCACGAAATTCTGATTCGTACATTACTTGCCCGTCATTTGTTCGTATTTGCATGGTTGTTCCTTATGCGATTGCCAAGAAGATGTATGTTCCACCACTTGCATTGATGTCTGCTGGCGCTGTGCTGCTAATCTCAAACCCTGCGCTGTAGGTGTCGATGTAGTCTGTCGATGTCACTTCAGCGGCTGTACTGTTGAGCAAAAGGTAAGGGTCATTACCAGACACAATTCCTCTAGCTGTATCCCACACATACCAGTCGCCATAAGCGTCAGTGCGTTTAATAAGTACAAACCTAGCCCCTGCTGTGAATCCGCAATCAATTTGATTTGTAGTGGCTGTTCCTGTGTATGAGCCTACTTTAGAAACACCAGCGCAAGTGGCAAATAGCCAAGCAACAAAAGTACTGCCACTTCCATTAACTTGTCCGCCAGTATTTACAGAAAATACAGAACTTGTAGGGGTTGTACTATTCCAAAAAGTTCCACTATCACTACTAGAACCACTTCCACCATTAAGGCTTAAATAATTAGTGTTTCCTATAGTTGAGTTATACACAACCCATAAAGCATTTGTATTTCTACGTTTCACAATCATTAACTCAGGTACGGCCTGTAAGTTATGCGCCACAGTCCTTGCAGAACCTGTCCCTGTATAGCAAACTTCATCAAAAAACGATGGGGCTCGTCTAAAGCATTCATATACTTCAGTTCTTCCACTGACGTTTATTTCAGTTAAGTTGTTTGCGCCTGCGCTAAAGCCATCTATACCAAAAGCTGTTAAATCTAAATTGGCAGTAAGTAACTCTTCTGCACCTGTGGTAGTAGAGCGTAAATCTGCTAGACCTCGCAGTCGGTCAAGCCAGTTTTTATCTCCTGTAAACGCACGCATAGACTGCACTATTAAATCAGGCGGAAATCCCACACCAGTCACATTAGCATTTGCCCCTGTTCCTGTCCTTGCAATAGCGTTATAAACACTCGTACCCAACGTAGGCACTTTCATCGGGCCTCGGCGTATGGCTATGTAGATGTAGGTGGTTGATGCGTTTAATTGCCCATTGACAGCCGCAAAACCAGTTGAGTTTGGTGCTAAATATGCTGATGCGCCAGTTGCCTCTGCATTTGAAAGGTTTGGAAACAAGATGGCTCGTGACGTTAAATTAAACGCCCTCATGTTGTCTTCAATGTACCAACTTTGTGCAGCAGATGATGCCTTAACCATCAACCATTGGGGTTCATAGCCCAAACTTACAGTGGCATTTCCACTGCCATCAGTAGTAAACGACCCACAGCTAATCACATTGTCCGTACCCGTCAGGCCAAATCCACCTGCGTCATGGGCGAATAGGTAGGCAACGTATGTAGTGCCGTTTGTGTTTGCACCTAACTGAGATGTATGAACCGAAAATTGTGTTGAGCTAACTGTCCAAGCATCAGGTGAAGCGGCACTAGAAGAAGCGGCTGTTAAGTTCAAAGCTATAACTTGTGCAACACCCAAAGACCGATGGTAAACATACCAATGACCCTCATTTGTACTCACTGCTTTAATAATTATGCAACCCGGCTCTGAACCTAAAGAATGAGAATGACTAATAGCACCTGTAGCGCCTGTCCCAGTCCATGTCACAATATCGAAAAACTTAGGCTGCTTGCGGAATGTCCATGATACGGAATTAACGCCTGTGTTATTTGTATTTGCACTAGTTCCAAGTGTAAATCCGTTGCTATTAAATGATGAAAAAGACGGGCTACCATCTTGCGCTTCAGTCCCGTTTGTTCGTAATATATTTGATGGTGTTCTAGCGGAATCAGCCAAAATATTACTGTTGTTGTAAGTTCCTCCACCAGTATTTGTTGTTCGTGTTTTAACCCAAACTAAGCCACCCTTACCAGCCAAGTCAATGCCATTGGTAATTGTTTGCGTAGTGCCGTTGCCTGTATACAAAAAGCAAGAAAACACATCCTCAATAAACGTAGGCACAACAGCCACACCATTGCCAACAAAGGCATCTTGAGAAGCCGCACCAGAAGTTCCTTGTAATGGCATATTTTTAAGCCTTAAATTGTGTGTTGCTTGCCAAGACAGTAAAGGTTGCACTGCCTGTTTTAATGATGAGATAGCGATAACTATCAATACCACTTGCATTACCCGCAGTAGGCGCACCACCAAACCATCTTGTTGTCACACCTGATGTCGTGCCATCAACTTGAACAGCACTGTTGTAGTAAGCAGTAGCACCTTGCGTCACCAAGAAAGCTACAGTCATTGATTGACCTGTACTCATCAAAGTATCAAGCGATGTACCGCTAGACGCTCTGAAGTTAACTGTCCAGTTAGCACTTGCATTGCTGGTGTAATAGAGAACAGCTTGAGTAGTGACATCGTATGCAATCGTGCCTGTTGCCGCTGTAGCCGATACTGTTGTTACCTCTGCCACATCATTTAAGACCATTGCAAGTGCTGATGATGTGCCTGAGAATGTCTGTGTGCCTGTAAAAGTTTGCGCTGTGTTAGTAGTTGCTATGTTCGCGTTGTACGCTTGCACATCAGTGCCAATAGCAAGTCCAAGGAATGTCCTAGCACCACCACCACCAGCTCCCAATGTGGTGAGGTCAGCGTCATAGGCCTGCACATCAGTACCAATTGCCAGCCCTAAGTTTGTCCTGGCGCTTGCAGTGCTTGATACGTCTGACAAGTTATTGGCTGCTGCCAGGTAACCTGATCCAGACACATACGCGGCAACCCATGCGCTACCTGTCCACAGCTGCATTGCACCAGACACGCTGTTGAAGTACAAAGCGCCAGCAACCAGGGCGTTGCCGTCATTGTCTACAGTTGGGTTGCTTGTCTTTGCACCAAGGTATCGGTCATCAAAGCTGTCGTATGCAGCCAAGGTCGCATCCCTTGCAGACTCTGCTGCAGTCTGCGCTGATGCTGCGCTTGTCGCGCTACCAGCTGCGGCGGCGGCTGAAGTAGCTGCATTGCTTGCCTGTGTGCTTGCAGTAGTAGCGCTACCCGAAGCCGCTGTCGCAGAGTTGGACGCATTGGTGGCAGAGGTTGAGGCACCCGAAGCAGATGTGCTTGCATTACTAGCTGAAGTGCTCGCATTGCTAGCTGATGTACTTGCAGCGCTGGCACTGCTTGATGCACTTGATGCACTTGCTGCCGCTGCTGTGGCACTGGTGCCAGCATTGGTTGCTTGGGTGCTGGCTGTTGTAGCAGATCCAGAGGCTGCAGTGGCAGAAGTACTGGCATTGCTGGCCGAGGTCGAGGCGTTGCTTGCCTGGGTGCTTGCTGTACTGGCTGAGCCAGACGCAGCAGTGGCAGAAGAAGCGGCAGCCGTAGCGCTGGTGGAAGCAGCCGAAGCAGATGTCGCCGCATTGGTAGCGCTTGTTGATGCCGCCGCTGCGTCAACCAACAAAGTGAACTTTGCCGCATCAGCATTGGTGCCAATTGGCAGTGATCCGCTAGATGTGTGCTGCGTAATAACTTGCCAGATGTTGTTGTTTGTTGTGTCTTTGACAATGTCTCGGACGTAGTACAGCGTGCCGCTTGCCCAGTTGCCACGGTTGGTGCCCAGGGTATCAGCAATGGCTGGGTTGCCGTTGGCATCAAATCCAAGCGCTTTGTTAGCACGCAGACTGGCCCGTGGCAAAGTCATGTTGATTGAGGTTGGATCGGTCTGCGGTGCGCTCAGTGCACGTTGCAAACCTTCAGCATTCTGTTGGGCAAAGATGGTCTGCTGATCCATCTCATCATTGACCGTGTTGGCAAAGAAGTCGCCGCCGGTCACAAAGTCTGTGGTTCGCTGGATTGTGCGGTTGCCCACAATGGCAATCTGCGTGGCACCAGTAGGGGTGGCCACCAAGGTAATTGAGCCAGTCCCGTTTGACGCAATCGTCACCGAATAGTCTGTTGTAAGCGTGAGGAGTGTGTCATCCCGAAATACAGCGATGTCAGTGTTCGCCAGAATCTCAAAGGTAAAAGCATACGGGCCAGTACCACTAGCCGAATATACGACTCTTCGCGTTACGTTTGAAATTGGAATCGGCATAACTTAATCCTTCCTATTGGAAATTGTACTTTTTTTCTAGGGTTTGTAATAGAGGCCATTGGCTTTTCTCAGTTCTTCTAATTCAAAAATTCTGGCTTGCAGCGCAGGATCTTCTTGCTTTAACTGATTTTGAGCCGCTTGCATGTATTTGCTGTGAACAGACTGAACAGTTCTTTGCTGGTCATCCAGCGACAAAATGGTAAATCCTGGTGAAAGCATGACATCTAGGATGGCTTGCTTAGATGGCAGCTCTTTGCCATAAATGAACAACAGCCGGTTGTACTGCTCAGCATTCATTTCCACCCCATCAACTTTCTTGTCAGGCATCCCTACGGGTGAGCCAATGCGCACCAGGGCATCATCAACCATGCTGAACTGGGCGGGGCTTACACGGGTAGGCAGTATCAGCTCCATAGGGTTGCCGCGTGAAGTCAGGACCGGGTCACCCCAAAGGTTCAATGCTTCGGGAAGATCCGAGTTAAAGTAGGGCA